TCTCCACTTGCCGATAATTACGACCGTGGGAAACATCCACATCACGGCGCGGCCTAAACCCTCGCCGTGGGACGGGGCTAGATTGTACGGGATTCTCTACCGGAGAGGAAACCGTGGCCCCGTGGGAATGGGATCGGACGCGATCTCATCTCCCAATCAACTCAGGCGCGCGTATTCCCCATACTTCTCCGCCGCAGCCTTGAATCTTGCCTGTACCGCTTCATCACGATCACGGAAATAGCCCACCAACTCATCCCCAATCGTCACCTTCCATAGCCTCCGCAACTCCACCCAGGTCACGCCCATCACACCTATGCCCTCGTGTGACCCAGCGCGATTCATTCCGTTTTGCTCGTGGCTGGCTTCTCTCAGGTTGTAACGCCGGCAATTGAGGCCACACCCGTCTCTATGGTCGATCACGGGCGCGGTTGATTCCCTCATCAGGAAACGATGTAGGCTAGTCGATCCCTTGTACGTTCCAGTGGTGGCGTAAAGACACTCTCCACTCCTCTGCAGCGACCAACGACGCCACCGAACGAGCTCCCAATCAGACACATCTACGGCCGCAAAGTATCGTCCATCCCTACCCACAGGGACGAGCATGTAATCAGGATCAGGCATGGTGACGCCCATGAAGATCAGACTTGGCATACCGCTAATACTACAGCTTGGGAACGCTTCCCAATGAGGGTGTATGGAGACGAACCGCCTCGCGCAACCCATCCGCCAACAAGATTGCCGCCGTTGGTGAGAGCGCGAACCGAGCATTTCCAAAATCCACGAAGAAAGCCCCGGCAGCGGGAATCCACCTAATCTCTAGTGAATCAATATCAATTTTTTCCATCAGCCACCTACAGTGAAACCATGCAGCGTCAGGGAACATAGTTCGGAACCATCCCCAGGGTCAGCGTCTGGCGTGAACTGAGCAGCTACAGCGAAGATGTAAAGCGGATCAACCTCGGTGATGTTGCCTGGGTGCTGGTCCAGGTCTACGGCTGGCTGGGGGTTGCTGGCCACGTTGCTCTTGAATGTGCCCTGCAGCTTCCCGGATCCCGCCCAGATCAACAGGTCATGCCCCTGGATCATCCACATGGTCTCCGGTAGGTCGCCTACGCCGCCAATCGGTTCAGCAACCGACGACGCCAACGGCAACAGATCATCCAGGTTCTCCCCAGAGATGGCTTTAGACATGCCAAAGAGCGTCAAGGTGAGCATCCCAGGCACAGCAGCCTTTACGGTGCCCGTGGCCGTCACATCGAGCAGGACGAGCTCCAGATTGCTGCTACCCGGTACTGTGACCGTCGCCGGCACAAACTTTTCATCCCGAACCTTGAAAAATTCCGGGCTGGTGGAGGTGAGAGAGAGAGGCGCGGCCGCTGGTGCCTTGTCGATTGTGTCAGACATAGAAATGCTCCTTGCTGGTGGATTGAGCAACATGGGTCCGACGCAAACCCACTATAGCCTAATTCAACGTATCCACAACCCTCACATCATCGTGCTTGTCGGGATCAACGACGCGCACACACTGAGCCACTTGGCCGCTCTCTGGATCCACGGGAAGCGCGAGAACACAACTCACCAAAACCATTCCAGGCGTTTGCTCCGCTCCGCCACGCCTACTCCCAAGCACAATGCTCGATTCCTTCACTTCGGCCACAAAACCAAAGATTTGCGACTCAGGCAGTGCCACCAAAATCTTGTTTCCCTTCGCCAACACGTTCCCCACTCGGTCCTTCACCATCACGCAACCCCCATCTTTCGCTGAGATTCGGCTTTATGCTTCGCTTGACGCTCCCAAAATGCCCTTATCTCTTCGGGCGTAGGATCGGGAGTCTTTGGCCCTGTATACACGCCAACAGTGGCCATCATAGCCCGTCTGCAGCGATCCTCCGCCGCGTGGAGTTGGTGTTTCCCGCGCTTCGCGTCCCGAACTTTCCGCAGCAGCTTCCAGAGCCGGCCGTTTTGTTCGAAAAGTTTCCTCACCGCAGGAGAATTATTCGACTCCCGCGCGCTCGGCGCGAGGGATGTACTTGGTTTTAAGTTCTGTACTCTCTTCTCCCTGCAATTTTTTTCCGATGCTAAATTCAGGTCCCCACCATCCATGTCCAACAGTATGTAAAGGTTAGGGGCATTGCGGCATCTCTCAATCTTGAACCGCATAACGCGCATCACCTTGGCGTCGATCATCTCAATCACATGGTTGTAAATCGTCTTTTGCGACACACGCCGGCGACTCGCCAGAAGGCGCAGGGGTATGCGCTTCGAATGGCCCTGGATCAGGTGGAGAAACACAAGGTATGTGGAGAGTGCCTGGGGGCTCAAACGCCCCTGTACCCAGCGCGGGGCTTTGTCCCAACGTCTAGAATTGACGCGACTTTGATGTGATTTTGACTTGATTTTTGACGCGCGCGTTTGTACAATCGGTCTCAACATGAGGCTCTCCTGTGCCACTCGTTACTAGCGAGTAGGGGGGTTTGGATAGAAAAAACGAACTGGGTGATAACAGTTAGTTTGAGGGGGTCACGGGGTTCCGCCCGTGGCCCTCATACTTTTTTAAAGCTGAAGTGAGCAAGAGAGCCGGCCAGGGTTTCGTCCTGGGGGATCATTGCTTCACTTGACGATTGGAGAACACTTGGCCGGCGATCCGCGCACACTCGGCGCGATCTTCGCAGAATCTTTTTTACGTGGGAAATCGACTTGACTTGCTGAGGCATATTTTTCCCTTCAAACATCCTTGAGGGCGGATGGGGGAGGGATGTCTCCCCCGACCCAATACACCGGGGATCAGCCGGCGTTTTGCCTCATTCAGCTCCCCGCCGCCGCAAGCGGTAGAGGAAACCTAAATCGAGAATATAGCTTTAAGTTTTGTGGGTAAGTTAATAAATTTTAAGAGATTAGATGTGAACCTTGAACATTAACACCAATGTTAATGGAGAGAAAGCAATTCGCTTATTTGATCTTCCGTCATACTCGCACCTTCCGCCGCCGCACTTTTATTCGCTTGCGATAGATCACTTTGCAGAATCGCCCAGAAATGTCACCAATATCCACGACTGAAAATATCTCCCAGCCGCGACCCTCCAAATCTTCCAAGGTATCCGGTAACGTGCTCCACTCGGCTGATTGCCAACTCCACTCATGTTTCATGTTTTTAGGCTTAGGTGATTCTGTAGGCACGTTGAGGCTTCTCCTTCACAGCTTGCACAACACGAGCGAATGGAAGACGCGAATGGATGGGGATGGATTCGAGGCTGGAGACCTCAAAATCCATCGCGCCCGTGAACCGCAACACCGAGGCGCAACCTAAACAGACAGTAAAATCGCCGGGCCCAGGCACAATCTCATCCAGCAGCGAAGTACAGGCGTCCAGCCGATAAAAGCAGACTGGACACCAGTGGAGCTCCGTTCTAGTGGTGAGCGACTTCCCCGGTGTCTTCATTCGCCACGCTTCTCTTTTCGCTCCTTGACGTTAACAACCTTGTAGGCTGTAAAGTTGGGGCTGTTGCGGCCCACAGCGTTAGCCGTTATCAGGAAGCTGTTCTGTAGCATCCTGTTATTGCTCGATTGGGCCAGAGCAAAGCCCATGAGGACTAACAACCCGCCGTACTCGTCATCAGTCAACTCAATAGTCATCGCACAGCCTCCTCTGGCTCGTCCAACTCCTGCCGAGTATCCACCACAACAGCGTTCCCCATAATCACGTCCTTGCGGCCGTGGATGTAGAGCCTGGTTGCCGGTATGTTCAATTCTAGTTTCTGCAGCTTCCCCAGATCGTTGACGACCATGAAACGCCCGTCAATCGTACAAACCTCTTCGATAGGACCGCCCACAAGATCCTGCAACTCTTCCCGCGTCCAGTGAACCCCATTGGACGGCCGCAATTCCCTCGTGCGGCCGTCCGGTTGATAAAGCATCGTGCTCATTTACTCAGTCTCCTGTACTTCGCCGGCCGTTGGTGGATCCAAAAGTTCAATGACGAGCGTTGCGATTCGCGCAGCCCCTTCAACTCCCTGGCCTTCGATGCGGCCGAGTAGCCAAAACAATTCTGAGCGGGGATCGGTTGCCCTGGGAATCAGAGCAGCCGCGACCTTCGGTTGAGTATCGCGGGTTAGTGTGCTGGTCTTTGCCATTACGTTGTTGCTCCTTTTTGTGCTGCTAGTAATGCCTTCAAAGCGTCATCTCTCGCCACGTTCACGCGAGAAAAAGCGGCTGATTCTGCGTTTGCCGCGTGTAGCTTGCGGATCAGATCACGATGCGCCAGGGTGACAAGGTGAGCCGGCGACATGGGAGGAACATTGAGGACGATCCAGCAGTCCTCTCCCGCGCCGGCCGTCTGAGGTAGAGCCTTGAAACCGGAAAAGGCGCGTTCCATCATCTCCGACGCTCCCCACCGCTCGATGGAGCGCATGGCCTCAATCGTCTTGGCGATGGAAGTCATGTTGTCGCGTAGAGCATCAAACTTGTCACAGGCAAACACGGTCTGTTTGCCCCGCCGAATAAAGTAGACGGCCACACCTGGGTCCACGGGCTCACGGTCCAGGCGCGGAGTCCCATCGTTCTTAAGTGGCAGGTTGGTGGAGATGACAAGAGACGTTCCCCCCAGGCGATGCACTTCAGAAACAATGAGGCTATAAGCCTTCGAGGTTGGAGTGTCGAAGCGGGATTGAACCTGAATCCCCGCCCTGTCCCAGCCAAGAGGCCACTCCAGCGGATAACTATTTGCCATCAGCCCCCTCCTCTGCGATGCGTTCCTTTGCCGCAGCCAGTAACGCCCTCACCATCCAGAGACTTTGAGACATGCGCTCCAGTTCCGCAGCCTTCCGCAGCAGCTTGTTATCCGCCACCGAAATGCGAATCCCGGTCTTCACCGTCCCACTCCGTTTTTTGCTGTATAAATCCGGTCTAGGCGCACCGCCAACCGGCACTTTTTTATTTGCCATAAGAGCCATACTGGAGGTAAGGTGGAGGTTATGTCAAGCGGAACGTGGAGAGAGGCTATCGCAGAGCAAAACGCGCGGCTGGGGATCAAGATTAGAACCCCGCCGACACCAGATCCTTTGCCGCCAAAAAAACCCGTGGGACACGTCGATAGGATGGCGGAACGGGAGGAACTTGCGGGAGCGATCGACAGCCGCCGCCGCCACGTTGCCAACGAAATGAACGGCATCGAAAAGAAATATGCCGCCTACCTCGAAACGCGCCGGCTGTGCGGAGAGATAGCGGGATGGAAGTTTGAGGGGATCAAACTGAAGTTGGCGCGCGCGACCTTCTACAACCCAGATTTTTTGGTGGTCAAGAATGACGGCCGGCTGGAGCTCCACGAGACCAAAGGGCACTGGGAAGACGACGCGAGAGTTAAGACCAAGATAGCGGCCGAGATGTTCCCAGAGTTTCGCTTTGTTGTGGTGACACAGGTTGGAAAGCCGAAACGATGGAGTTTCAAGAACTACAAGCATCAGGAGGAGCAGGAGTGAGTTGCCCGAAATGCGGCAGGGATCACAAGCGCAGCAAAAACGGCCCCTGTCCGAACTGCTACCGAAAGACGTACAAAAACACCGAATCCGGTAAGGATGCCATCCGTCGAGCAGACAAGGCATCTGTACGGCGACACCCAGAACGGAGGATGAGAAGAGTTGTCAGATACAGGGAAAAAACCGGGTACTACATCCCAGCGGAGCTCCACGCACTCCGCAACGCGACCAAAAAACTCGAAAGAGCACTGGAAGCAGCCGAAAACAATCATGCAGTTCGCCCAACAAGTGAACGCCGTTTGCAGCAGAGTCTTGAACGGCGAGATAGATATGGAAGTGGCGAAGACCTATTCAGCGATGGCGCGAGTAGTGACCCAGGCGGCGAACATTGAAGTAGCGCGCGCACGTCTCAGTAAAGACCTTCCAGAGTTGGGGCTAGAAGACGAGGAATAAGGAGAAAGAATGGCACGAAAAGACAGCTTCACCGGCAACACAATGTTTTGCGTCAACTGCAAAAATCCGATCCCAACAGACCGTAAGAGCGATGCAATAACTTGCTCGAAAGCCTGTACCAAGGCGCGCAGAGACTTCATGCGGAGCAAGTTGGATCAGAAGCAATGCCGCTACTGCCTCAGACCATCGACAGCCGAGGAGCGCGCGCGGTACATGGCATGGAGGCGCGCAGAGAAGAAGACGGCAAAGGAGGAGGCTACAAGTGAGTGAGGATCAATTTATCGTGCAATGGAACGACGCCGGCAGGGAGCCACAATGCGCGCCAAACCCGAACTATCCCGACGGCATAAAGCTAGACGTTAGCGAAGGGGCTACGCAGACCTGCACCGTAGACCTTCCCTATCCAGCGAAACGCTGCGGTCAATACATAGTGGAGTGTTGCTTATGCGGCTTCCGGGTAATCGTGACCACTGCAGGAAGGCCCGACGATCCCACGAGCATAAAACTACCCTGCCACCTTGGAAAAACTCAGTGAACATGGAGGCCGAAGATGGAGGAGGAAGATAGAGAGTTCCGCAAGCTGGCCGAAAAAGGCATAATGCGTTTGGGTACTGCTACAATCACCCCCGAAACACCCAACGCCTTCCGCCACGTACTCCGCCACGGGATCAACGAACGGAAAGGCCAGAAATGCCGCATCCTCCACCAAAGCGGCACACTCGCCCAAATCGAGTTTGAAGACGGACATAAAGCCTACGTCAATCGCTTTTGCATTGTGAGGTCAAAATGTTAACTCTCATCCTTCTGGTTTTCGCGTTTGTGTGCTTTACCCTCGCCGCATTTTGGAATCCCCCGCCCTGGTTCAATCGTCTTGTTGCAGCCGGCCTAGCCTTTTGGGTACTGTCGGTCATTCTGGCCGGCCATCTTGTACGGTAAGGAGGCGCGCGATGGATCGAACCACCGCAGCACCGCAGGAAGTACAGAAGATCCTGGGCGGCAAAGGCAAGAAGCTACACGCTCACGAGATTCACGTCAGGCGCACCGAGAACAAGGGCTATATCGCGCGCCACATGCTCCGCGACAAACACGGCAACTACCCAATGGACGGGCAGCGCGGAGAGGCTGAATACGCCCTCGCCAACCATGACGAACTTCTGGCCCACATGAAGGACCACATGGCGGATATTCCCGACGAGGCCGAGGAGTCTTGATGGAGAAGTTGCCAGAGCTCACCGACATTTACGAATTTAGCGACTGGCTGAAGAAGCATTATCTTGGCGAGAAACGCGAACCCCTCATCATCACCCCCGAACATGGAGGATTGATTCGCGTGAAAACGGTAGAGGATACATACATAGCAGGGACATTCACAGACCCGGCTGGCCGTCCGTTCTCTACGCTAAAAATCACAACAGAAAAAGGTTGATCCATGCCCTTCAACTGGCGTCGATTGAAGGACGAGACCCAGGACCAACACGATAACAAGCGATGGCGCGCGGAGCTCACCGTACTGGTACAGGAAGACGAAAAACTCCGTGATGACGGCCGGCGCGTCTGCCAGACCAATTTACTTGCGCTTTGCTGGGTACTGGGATTCTGCTTAGTCGATGAAGAGATACACCACGAGGCCATAGGCTTCTTCCTGCAGAAAGAGCCAGGGCTATCACTCGATGAGTGGATATCGGGGAGTATCAAGCAGGGTAAACGCCGTGGATCCCTCTTGCTTCCCCGTGGCGTCTACAAAACCACCATCTCTCTCGCCAATTGCGCGCAACTCATCATTTGCTGGCCGAGGACCATTTCAATAATGATCCTTTGCGGCCGCAGAGACCTTGCATGGGACTTTGTGAAACAGGTTGGTGGATTCTTTGTCAGGAGACCGAACCGCCCCCCTACCCTCTTTCAAGCACTCTTCCCAGAGCTCTGCGTGGGCAAGGAACCCGACACCGGCGAGTTTACCGCCGCTATCCGCCAGGACGAGCCCCGCATCATTGAGCCGGCGATATGGGGGGAATCCGTGGAGTCAGGACTATCGGGGTATCACCCCAACTATCTCGTCATTGACGATATTTCAAATAATCGCAACTCCCAGAAGTACGAGAACCGAGCTCAGATCACCAAAAAATACAAACTTGCGCGTAAGGTTCTCTTGCCCCTGGGACTGGAAACCAAGTGCGGGACTTCATACGGAACCGGAGATGTTTTTGCAGACGAGGTACTGACCACGCGCCCAGGCGAAGTGAGGCGGATCGTTAAGCCGTCATTGATTCTCAAGAGCGGAGAGCGGCTGGATCAGAACGGTTTTCCCGATGAGGACGAAGTGGTCTTGCTGTTTCCGAAGATCCTCAGTTACGACTATCTCCGCGCAGAATATGACAACGGATTCGATTCGTTTATGACGCAGTATCAGAACGACGAGTATGGCGCGGCCGAGGTTGTGTTTTCGCAGGATCAGATTTTGCGCGCGATGGTGAATGAGGATGCTTTGCCGCTCGAAGGCCGAACCTTCATCCACTGGAGATTCCCTTGCACCCGCCACCAGTGGACGACAGCGGCCGCTGTTGTCGGAATCGAGTACCGCAATCGCTGTTACATTGTCGAGGCCATCGAAGGCCACTACAAGCCCAGCGTTCTCGCTAACCATGTTGTCACTCTCGCGCGGAAGTACCAGATGCACCGGATAAGCGTCGAGGACTCCCCAGGCGCCATCCTCATGCAGTCAGCCATACAGAACTACTCCCTTACAACGGGCTGGGATGTAGGGATCGACTGGCAGGACTTCAACGACGACACCGGACAGAGAGACCTGAGAATCCGCAACATCGAAGCAGACCTCGCCACGGGACGGCTTTACTTCAATGCCGGCATGAAGCAATTGCGCGCGCTTATGCTGCAACTGACCCAGTACGGGATGCTCCCGAACAACGCCATTCCCGACTGCATAGCGCGCGTGGCGGATGCCCTGTTGCCCCAGAGTATCGCCAGGGAAATGGACGATGAAGACGAGGCGTGGAACGCCGTCAGAGAGCGCGACAAGTACAACATGATTTATGGGAGAGGCCAGTACGCGAGGCCCGAACCGGAGCCAGAAGAAGAAGAGGCCGAATACACCGACCCGAACGACGAGCCCTATAACGAACTTGGGCTAGAGAACATTTTAGGTGGATTGAATGGATAAAGCGGCGAGTGTTGAGGGTGTGAGTGGGGAAGCAACCGATCCTCTAAACATCGAGTGCCCTCGGTGTAACGCACCAGCAGGAAGTAGATGCCATGAGGCAGCATTTGGTGAGTACAAATTTACGCATCACAATGCGCGAATAGCGGCAGCAAATACGTCCACCCCATCCCAAGGCAGAGGGACGAGGCTCAGGAATAAAACGACAGGCGACCTCGCAACGGTTATCTACGATGACGGCCAAGAGGTAACGATACTGGTTGACGGTTACGCCGCGTCCGACGCTTACGATGCAACCGAACTGGCCGAAAAGTGGGAAGTTGTCCCGTGAGCCAGGATCAGCCTACAGAACAGGGGATACTGTATACCGAAAATCAACTCGCCAACTACAGTCACCGCCTCTCCAGGCTGAAACCCGTTGAGCCAGGGGATATGTGCTGTAGTTGTGGAGACGATTGCGACGGCCCCGGCTTCGCCGTTGGAGCGTTCCACGCCATTAGAATCAACGGCCACCCCATCTGTGCAAGGGGATCGTGCTACGGCGCGCAGATAGCCGAATTTTCCGGTAGACGCGACGGCTGCAGGTGTGGACTGACCAAAAAAGCGCAAGAACGGAGAAGGTTAGGTTAATGAGTTTGCAATGCTCATCCCAGAAGGGTAATATCCGCCTAACTTTCCATAATGGTGACGAGGGGATTGTCACCCAGTAGAGACCGGAAGTGGCCGACCAGTAACACCGCCGACCCGAACCCGAATTGAAACAGTAAGCAATTTCATTTGAACGGGCTTTGGGGCTTCTTATTTTGGCGTGAGGTACTGGAGCGATGGCCACAGCCACGCTAGCGGCGGCTAGCAATTGGTCACAACCCGTTTATGCTAAGGACGTTGAGACGCCCCGCAACCCCGCCATCCCTCCGAAGTACACAGATGAAGCCGTCCTCTCCATCGTGGTCCAGGACTACCTGAGCGCAAGCGCATGGCTGAATGACCGCCGCTGGCCGCTCATGTGGAACGAGTCCGATATTTTGTACCAATCCCCGCGCACCTTAAGCGTCTTCGAGAACTCCAGCGTGACGCGCGCGAACGTTTCAAGGTTCTCCGTTGCCAGACAAGTGAACGCCTTGGCCCCCGCGATATCGGGGGCAGTTTTTTCGGACCCGACCCCCTTCGACATACGCCCCCGGCCGTCATCGCACCAGGACTCCGCGCGCGCGTGGAAGGAACTGATAGCCGAACTTCTGGACCAGATCAGTTTCAAGCAGGAGCTCAGTTACGGCATCCAGGGCATGACCAACCAGGGAACCGTGATTTTCAAAGGCGGCTGGGAAACTGAAACCCGCGTCGAGACGCATTACAAGCGCAAAGTGGCACCGCCCCAGGTCGATATGCCGTTCGGCAAACCCATGACCGTCTTCACCGAGGCCAGTGACGAGTTCGAAGCCGTGGACGTGGAAGTAACCCGCAACCGGCCCATCTTCGAAAAGTGCGAACTGGGAACCGTCTTTGTGGATCCAACGTGGCGCAACCCAAACCAGCTTTGGAAAGCCAAGTGGATCATCCACGAAAGATATTTGAACTACGACGACCTTCAGCGTCTCCGCGAAAATGACGAGTACGACATTCCCAGTGACGATGTTTTGCGCGCCATCTTCATGCCCAACGATGAGGAGCAGACCGAAAGCATCGAAGGCACCGAAGAATCTTTGAGCGCAAACACCAGCGTCCATCACGCCGCGCGCCGTGACGATACCTACAGCGAAGATCCGCTAATGAAACCGATGCAGGTTTTGGAATGGTGGAGTAAGACTGAGGTTCGCGTGGTACTGCAGCAAAAATGCGTGATTCGCAAGAACCCGCACAAACTCCCCGACAAACCATTTTTCTCCGCGAACTACTGGGACATTGATAACGCCGGCTATGGCATGGGAGTTGGCCGCATTGCCGGCGCAGACCAGAGGGTTGAGCAGGGGATGTTGAACGCCCTTCTGGATATTTTGGCTTTCGCTGTTCAGCCTGAGTACGCCGTGGCTCGTGGCGCGAACGTTCCTACGCAAGATCAACGTAGGAGGCTGGGTGGCATCCGCATGGTGGACGGTAATGACGCGACCAAAGCCATTGCTCTTGTTGCCCAGCCACAAGTCCCGCCCGATGCTTGGCGCGCCATTCAATCCGTTGTAGCTTCCGCCGAAGGCGCGACAGGAGCAGATCAGGCGACAGTGCAAGGTTCTATCCCAGGACGAGGATCGAGCATTGTAAGGTCAGGCACCGGCGCGGGAGCAGTAGCGGCCGCCTCGAGCGCGCGCATCCAGTCTCCCGTGGACAGGGTTTGCGACGGGGTTCTAATCCCCTTCCTCAAATTCGTGTTCCAGATGATTAAAGAGCGGATGCCGATAAGCGAAATCCGCGATGTTCTGGCAGAGCGCACAGAAGACCTCGTGCCCGACTTCCAGGATTTTATGTCGATGCCCGTCAAGTTTGAGACCCTGGCCGGCACCAAACTTGCAGCGCGCAACCGCATGGCGCAAGCCCTCCCCTTCCTGCTTGAAGTCCTGGGCAATCAGGCGCTCGTCCAGCAACTCTCAGAGACCGGATGGAAGATCAACGCTATGGAGTTGGTCAATATGGTTCTGGACATGAGTGAGTGGAAGAACAAGCGGGATTTGATTGTGCCCATGACCGACCAGGAAAAGCAGCAACAGATGATGCAGAACCCCGCCGCGATCCAGGCCCAGGCTAAATCCGCCGAAATGGATAAGCAGCACCAGAATGACATGGAGCTCGAAGACAAGAAGATTGCCGGCCGCATCGCAGCCAAGACCGTGGACACAACACACAAGACATTAGTGCAGTCGCCGCTAGAGCGCGCAGCCGCTTTTGCAGAGCGCACCGCCGACGAGCGCACGATGCAAGCAAGCCAATACTACGGAGGAGGCTAGAGGTGGCAGAGCTAAAGGGCAAGAAGCAGCCCACCAACGAACCGCTTGAAGACACCCGCGACGAAGAAGACGGCGACGAAAGCAACGAAGAGGAAGAAGAAGAAGAGGACGAGGACAAGTAAATGGAAGAGACGACGACCAGAACGGAGAGAACCTTTGGCGTGACCGCCGAACTCTCGTCCGTTCAGCGTCGTAACCTCCACAACCTCGCCAACTCAGAGATTTACCCGGACCTTTTGGACGTGCTGGAGATGGTGTGCATTGAGACCGAAACCAAGCTCATCAACACCGATCCCGCCGACGAGAACGCTGTACTTGCCAATCACAAAATGGCTAAGGCTGCATGGCAGATATTCACGCACATGCAAGACCGGATTCAACTGGAGTCACAAACTTTCCTGGCGTCTATTGCTAAACCAAACCCCATATCCCAACTATCCCCAGAGGAGCGGAGACAAGAGAATTTGCTTGATCCCACAAGACCCCTCGCGGAAGAGGACTATGCGGAAATTTGAAAAGGAAACCAAACAATGCAAAGACGCTGGCTGAATGACAAGCAACCCGACGAAAACGGCGATTACATTCTGGTGATCGAGAACGCCAAAGGCGCGCGCGTCTCCACCTTCAAAGGTAAGACGATTGACGAAGTAGCCGAAAAACTAGCTGACTCCCAGATTCACGTCAACATGGAGTTTACAAAATTGCGAAAGCCAGACGCGGCGAGACCTCAACTGAAGATTGAGCCACCGAAGCAGCTCACCGCCGCTGATCGTCTGCGCCTCTCCTCCGATATCACCGACCCGGAAAGGGTGGTCGAAGCCATCGAAGAAATCGTTACCGCGCGCCAGGGCATCTCCCCCGACAATATCGGGCGCAAGTTTACGGAGATGAGCCAGCAGGAGCGCGATGCGTATTACATCGCGGAATCAAGTGCGTTCCGCGAAGAACACCCAGAGTTTTATCCTGTGCCCCAAAACCGCGATGCTCTCTTTGGTGAGTTGCGCGCGAACGGCTGGGATCTTACCCGCAACAATCTCGCTATAGCGTTCACAACCCTATGGGACCGTGGTGACATGGTTCCCTGGCCCGACGATAGCGGGGAGAACCCGGAATCCTCAAGCGAGGATGACGGTACGCCGAACGCACCACCCGCAACACCACCTAACGGAAGGCCAACGCCAGCAGTAGCGGCCCCCTCTCCCAGACCTCGTACGGTTGCCACAGGACTCCGCAACGCAGATGCTTCGGCAAATGCCCCGGTTGCCCCTCGGCAGAAAACACCGAGATATACACGCGCTGAGATAGAGGGGATGAGCCAGGGGGAATTTAAAGACAAGCTCTTAAACGAGCCGGGATTCCGGGACTGGTATAACTCCAACTCTAAAACCGCGTGACCTCACCCGTTAGGGGGATAGTCACATGCGCTACACATCGTCAGCCGCAGAGCGCGGCAAGGTGTTTTTCAAGAAGTTTCTCATTCCCGTGATCGAGTTTATTTGTGCCGTAGGCGGCTCATTTATCTCGTTCACGGGTCAAGTGGGCAAGGTTCATTCTGCCCTTGTGCTGGGAGTTGGAGTCTCCCCAGCGTCGAACCTTACAACTAATTTGCCCCAGTCTGTTGTTACCCAGTGGGACAAAGTTTTTATCGCAAACCTTAAGGCAGAGACGCCCTGGGTAAGATGCACGTCTCGCCGGCAATTGGATGAAGCAAGCGGCAACAAACTTGCTTTGTTCATGTACCAGAACCTACCGGCCCCGCCGCTCACCCAGGCTCCAGAGGGAACCATACAAACTGGGTTGACTGTGACGGTTGTGCAGAACACCAGCACGATTGGAAATTACGCAGACTACGCGAATATTTCCACGTATGCCCTACAGACCGCCATCGACCCCGCTTTGGAGGCTCTTGGCGTCCAGATGGCGTACCGTTTGGCGCAGGTAATCAACCTTATCATCCAGAACACGGCGGATGGGGCTGCAGCCGTGGATCCCAAGGTTGCGATGGTTCCGCTTGGAGCCAACGTCACAGCACAGGACATTACAGCAGCAGCGCAATCGCTTGCGGCCGTCAATGCCCTGCCCTTTGATAATGGCCGCTACACGGGTGTAATCCATCCGCTAATTGTGGGTGACATTCTCATGTCAACCCAGCCGAACGGCATCACGGATGTTCTGAAGAGAACAGCCGAAGGCCAGGAGAAGCTGCGCGAGCTCCCAAGCCCCGATGGTGACTCGCTTACGGTCATTGATTGGGGTGGCGTCAGCTTCCACCAGTCAACCCTGGTTAAGCAGACCGGCACCGCGCCCGTGAAGCTACGGACGTATGTGATCGCAAAGGATGGCGTAATCGGTATCTCGTTTGGCGCGAAAGAAAATACCGCCATCGGAGACGGCGACTGGCGCAACATCCAGGTCTGGGTCCGAAGGATTACCGAGCCTTCAGGCTATGATCCGTCGAAAATGATTGGAGGTTTCGCCAGCTATAACACCATGTATACGGCGACCCTTCCACCGGATCCTGTCCAGCGCATCCGTTACTTCGATGCCGCAACCGCACTGACCTAAAAGAGACGGAACGCCGCGCCTCACCCCACTGAGACGCGGAACGGGGGAGTGTCCCACCAGCACTCCCCCAGTTCCGAAATTTGAAGCCACGGAGAAACGTCATGGCACTTGATAAGAAGTCAATCACGGATGAGTTGGAAGCCCTCCAGCTTGAAGAGACGCGGGAGCGCGTGGAGGAGATGCGGAACAACCGAGCCGCAAGGCATCTCCGCGCGGAACGCCGCAATGTTGACCTGCTTGATGCGCGCGCGCGTCAGGAGGCAATCCAGGCGAATTGCTGGCACAAGAAAGGCGGCAAGGGTGTGCAGCAGCTTGCTCACGGCAACGACCACAACTATGCCGTCATCAAGCACACGCTTAGCCACGGTCCCATGATCGTCCTTTGCCAACGATGCTCGAAGGTCTGGGAGCCACCGGATACCGCATTGAACGCGCGCAAGGCATCCGTCGAAGACAAAGCCCTCTATCGAAAACTTTATGAGGAATACCAGTGGGCAGTAAACCTCCCAACCGACAACGAGCCAAGCGGAACGCAATTGTTCGTCATCACCAAGGCCGAACCCGCCGCTTAATACGACCACGCACGAGAGAACCACAAACCCCAAAGCGGAAACCTCCGCAGAAAGTGAAGCCAGACATGACCACGCAAACCGCCGAACCTCGCGGAGCCGGCAGCGGCGAACACGCCAACGCCATTCGCGGCCGCAAATCCAACCAGACACCAGCGGAATACGAAAAAGGCGATATCGACAAAGGCAGGATCGACCCTGAAGAAAAAACGCTGGGGCAGGTCTCCGAGATAAAGGCCGCTCGTGACCGCCGCGCTTACCTCATCGACCAGGCGGAGAAGAACGAAGCCGCCAATGATGAGCTCAACGCCATCCAGACCGAGCAAAACAAAAAGGTCCAACTCGCACAAAACACCCTTCAAGACCCGGATGTGATGCGCGAGGAGTCGATGGAAACGGCGATCAATGCCCTCACCCGCGAAGACCCAGACGTGCGCCGAAAGGAATTTGACGACCAGCAGAAGGCGCGCGAGAAGGCAGACAAGTCCACCAAGGAAGCCGGCACTAAAGCCAGTCCCACATCAGCGGATTTCAAACAGGGACAAGCAGCCGGCTAAAGGTAAATAAGGGGGAGCCGTGGGAAACAGCACGATAAGGCTGCAGCAAATCATGGATGGGGTCTCCGCTATTGGAGACCTCAACCCCCTGTTTAACAACACAGGAGGTTTTGCCGCCGAACCCGCTTTGACTATCGCCAACGATGTGATGAGCGAGTTGCTGAGTGTACGTTTCCCGTGGAAGTGGAACCGCCTCAAAATTCCGCCCTTCCCTCTAACGAGCTACCAACAGGACTATGCAACACCGATCAACGAGCTTGGATGGCTGGAGAATGGTTTACGGATTGACGTGAACAATTCGACCTATCCGCCCCCGACATGGCCAATCTACGTTGTCAGGGATCTCCCAATGGCAAACGTGCAATCGGGTTTCCCCTATCAGGCGGCATGGTTCTACAACAGTGACCTTGAACAAGGCGCGTGGCCAGGACCGCAGGAAGTCTACACGCAGCCGATAGGCGCAGCCTCCGCGCCGTCGAACCCGCCGACCAACATACTCGATGCCCAGGGAAACATCCTCATCCTTGTGCAGTACGGAACCACGGGACTGATTCCCCCCGCCGCTCCGCTGTGGCCAGACCCAGCCACCCAGCCCGACAACTGGCCGGCCGGCCAGACGATCACAGACGGGACATGCGTTTGGCTGGTTGTGGATCCACACGCCCAGGGATTCCGCTTCAACCCGATTCCGCCCGAATGTGGAAACGTATGGCTTATCAGGCTATGGGGTCAGAAGAAGGCCATTCCGTTTTTGAACATGAAGCAAAAGATTGATCCCGTTCCCGACGATCAGGCGAAGTGGTTCAGGGATGGATGCGTGGCCTACGCCCACCGCTACTCCACCAATCCCGCAGTGAAGGCCCGTTATCCGCAGATGAAAGGCGAATGGCTGGCCGCGCTCGATGCCCAGGCGCGCCAGAATGACCGCGAAGATGAGGCCAAAGGATTCTTCCCCGACAAGAGCGTAATGGCACCCAGCTACACCAGCGATCCCGGTCCTTGGCCGTATCGCTACGGATGGAGATAAGCGATGAGCGCAACCCGCAACATCATGTCAAGCGCGCTTTGGTCGATGCCCTTCCTTGGCTATCAGCCCGTGGACATATCGAACGCGGAGCCGGCATTGAGCGCGGCCAACATCGTCAAGCAAACCATCCTTGGCCCACCGTTCAAATGGTCTTTCAACCGTGGCCAGATTCATCTGGAGCTGGACCCGGCCGTTGACGACTGGGGGCAGGACTATCTAATCGACACGGTTACAGACTTTGGTTTTCTGGAGCAGGTATGGCTTACCGACCCAAAGACCGGCGACAAAAAAGAAATCGAAGTCCGTAAGGCACTCGCGGAAGATGCCACAGTGAAGCGGCCCGGATCAGCCGCCGTCCAGAACGACGACGAGGACGGCATTGTCATCCGCCTCAACTCAATTCCCGATGCGCCGTACATCATTGATGCTTTCTACCAGCGCGCAGCCGTACCGATGACCTCGCTGGCAAGTACCTGGAAGCCGATTCCCGACCACAAAAGCTACATCTACGACTGGGGATTCCTGGGGATTGTCTCGCTTCTCACCAAAGACGCGCGCGCGCCGATATTCCTCTCAAAATTCACCAGCCATTTGCTAGGTGAACAGGACGGATTAACCGCCCTGCAGAGAAATATCTTCCTCGGCAACTGGCTTGACCTCATCACCCAGCAGGGACGCGAGACGATGGCCGCGCAGCAAGGCGCACAGGCGAGAGGGAACGCCTAATGGCCAATCTTCTCCAGCAAGCAGGAGCGGCCGGCGAACCTACCAGCTTCGCGCCCCTGCATACTAACCGGATCTTTACCGGGCTCTGGACGAACCGCAGCCAATTGCGCGATGCCGCCACCAGTGAGTATCAGGAGAAGTACGGGATGAGCCGCCAGGACTCGATTCTGGCCGGCCAGAACGCAGAGATAACCCCGCGTCTCACTCTCCGCCGCCGATGCGGAAACACCGTTTATAACAACCAGACTTTTCCCCCGGTCAATCGCTTTTACAGCTTCAATACCTTCACCCTTACAACCGAGTTCATCAAGGTTTTAGCGGATACCGGCATGGGTGGAGGACAGGTCTTTGACGCCACCGGCCCCAACACAAAGAACGTGCTTTTTACCAAGAGCGCGGGAGCGGGATCAACCTACTTTTTAGGCGTCGGAAACACCCTCTATTTCACGAATGGCGTCGATAACATGCTTTGGCATTACGACACCGGGAACGTGTGGACCTGGGGAATCACCGCGCCGACCACCGCGCCCACCGCCGTCCAGCAGCCGCGCCCGAATCCCTATCCCTCCTGGGCAGCAAGTACGATTCAGGCGGCATGGGTTCCCCGCCCCGATGTTCCCACAGTGTTCTGGAACTTTGTAGTGATTCGAGGCAGCGACGCGAACCTCCATAGTTATGGTCACTTCGCCCTTGCCGGCGATCCTGCAATGACTGGGCACCTTGGATCAGGAGAACCAAACTGGCCGGTCTCATCCCTTGACGGGACGATTTCATGGACGAACAGAGGCGCAGGAGCATGGGTGTCTGGCTTTGGCTATGGTCTGGGAGACCTTGTAATAGGCCACATCACAAACCCGCCAGGAACCCCGGACCAACTTTTCGTAGCGATCCACGGAGGCACCGCTAACGGCAGCGGAACCGCACCGAACTGGGGAGCGGCCAGCAAGGTCAACATGCAAATCAGCGACGGCACCAACGGCCTCATCTGGCAGAACGTTGGCCGCGTCCTGAGCTGGACCGACATAGCTACACTCGCCGGCAATCCCAGCGGAGTATCGAACAACATTACCACCGCCCCGACGATTCTTGACCCTAACGGCTACCTACAGACCGTTTACCAACTGGGTACGACGAGTCCAAGCGCACCCGCGAAATTCGAGAACCAAATAGGCGCGCTGACCGGAGACGCGCTGGTTATCTGGCAGAACAAAGGCCCGTATTCCGTACCATCCACCGCGCCCGTTAGCTATGGATACGCCTTTAAGAACCCGACCACCGGCGACATAAGCAACATGAGTCCCGCGTCCATTCCCATAACCGTCATTCAGGGCAACGAGGTACTGGTACAGGGTGACGGATCAACACAGCCGGGAGTGACCCAGGTTGTCATCTATCGCACCCCGCAAGGCGGATCAACTTTTCTCTATCTCGATACCATTCCGAACCCCGCCCCCGGAGTGAAATGGTCCTATCTCGACCACACCCCGGACTCTGGATTGAATCCCGCAATACAGGCGCAGCGCGCCGGCGAAGGTACGCCACTCCCAGCGGGAGCCACATGCCTGGGGTATCACCTTGGAAGGATCTTTGCCGCCGTGGGAAACGTCGTTTACGTCTCCAGCGGCCCGGATGCCATTGTTAGCGGATCAAGCGGAAACTCAGGTTTCAACACCACGTTTACCGCGCAATCAAAGATTACGAGATTCTGGGTTTGCACCCTCGGCCTCGTGGTTTTCACGGTAAGAGATGCGTACATCATCCTTGGTTCCGCGACCTCCAGCGATCCCCTTTACATGGTTGTTTTCGTGGAGCAATTGCCGTTGCTCCACTATGACGCTTTCACGATCAACAAGACCACACCCCTGCTTATGCAGGGCAACAACATGGTTATCGCCCTTGATCCCTCGGCGGGAATCATCGAAGTTGGCTTTCCAATTGCAGACAGGTTTGAAGAAGAATTTGACCCCGCCCAGGCTTTTGTTACCTTCCACACCCAATCCAGCAGAGAAACCGCGCTCTATGTAGCCAATGGAAATGGCTACTGGTACAGGATGAACTCGAACAATGCACCCGAACAGGGGAGCGCGTGGAGCCCTCGCGCCAATATCGCCGGCATGGGATGTGTTCAGAGTGTCGAAGTCCTACCCGGAAAGTTTCTGCTTTTGTGGGCAGGAACCGCAGCCGGCCCAATTATGAAGCGGGATATAACGAGCCGGCTGGACAATGGTACGCCGTACCCCGTTTCGTCCCGTTTCGGGAGTATTGTACTGGCCCAGCCGGGTCAGTTAGCCGCCCTTTCATTTATCACCCTAGAGGCTGTTCGCGTCGGAACTCGCGCCAGCCTCGCACTGCTTTTGGGGGAGATTAGCGGGGAGTTTGCGGGGGTAGTTTCAGAGCCTTTTGAGCCTCTGGATCGTACCCGCCAGGACCCTACTAATCTCCCTCCGAGCAAGACACTTTACAGCGATAGATACCACTTCGCGCAGAGCCAAAGTGCGGCATGGTGCAGACACTTTCAGATGGAGATTTCGTGGCCGGCTGAAGACGCCGCAAACGAGCTCTTGACCTTCACTATTTTTGGCCAAACGTGGCAGGAAATGAGGAGCCAATAATGCCCTCTATCAAGGCATCCGCGAAGGTCGATTTGAAGGGATGGGAGCCAGCCTCAGCACCCCCGCAGCAGGGCAATAATTCGCCCTCCTCCCCCACCCCTACAGACCCCACCGCGCGCAGTCCTTTCATGCTCTCTTCGATGCCGCTTATGGCCTCCACGGGAGACGCATTTGCCCGGCAGTTTTACGGCCAGGGGAACACTCCATCGCAAAGGATTCTGCCAGCCAAGAGAGGAGCGGGAGCATGAAGATTTTACTAGGAGAAACCCGCTCATCCCGCAACCTGCAAACCCTTCAAGAAAGGGGTTGGGGAAGGATGTTTGTAGCCCGGAAACCCACCCCATTCGCATACGAGCCCTGGGGTTTTGATAACGGAGCGTTTGGGTCATATCTACATGGCGAGGGATTCCCCACCGAGACCTTTGAAAAGCGGCTGGATCAGGCTTTTGCCGTGGCGTCAGATCCCTACATGGCCGTAACCCCGGACATAGTTGCAAACGGCTGTGAATCCCTAGAGTTTTCGCTGGAATGGAGAATGAAATTGCCGAACGGATGGCCGTGGTATCTGGCCGTTCAGGACGGGATGGAGTTGGCGGAAGTCGAAAACTCCCTGCATCTCTTCTCTGGAATCTTCTTAGGCGGCAGTGACAGATTCAAAGCGACGGCCTACCGCTGGGCACAACTCGCGCATAAACACTGCAAGAAATTTCACTATGGCCGCGCTTCAACGCCGGCAAAGCTGGGTCATGCCTATCGCGTAAAGTCCGACTCCTGCGATACCAGTTTCCCGCTCTGGACCAATGACAGGATGAGAACTTTCGGCTATGCCGTGACCAATCTGGGAAGCCAGCAATCTCTGGGATTGGAGGCGGGAGCATGAGACCACCGCAAGCGTTCACCTTCGCCGGCTATACCGTTCGCCCCCTGAGCGAGAAGGACAGGCCATATCTGGAGGTTCAGATCAGAGCCGACCAGTACCACCAGGGCAGGATGGACGCGGATTACTTCCTCAAATTGAACCCCGGAGAGGATGCGTGGGCACTGGAGGACGAGCAGGGAATAGTTGTTTTCTACTTCAAGACCGCCACCGCCGTCCGTATTTCGATCCAGTTCCCGGCTATAGAGGGAGCCGAAGACAAGGCGCGCAACCGTTCCGCACTCCTCAAAGGCTTCGCTTGGATAGGCGATATCTTCCGCAACAACCGTTTCCGGGAGGTCATCTTCGATACCGAAGGCGTGGAACTGGCAAATTTCGCCAAAAAGCGTCTCGGATTCCGGGAGTCGCCAGGACTTCTCATCCGCTCGATATGGCCGGTGACACCAGATAACCCCCAAAAAGGCGACACAGAGGCTTGGGAAGCGTTCCCACAAGCATTAGAAAGTAGCGAGGTACCCCCCAATGTGCGGAGATAATACCGACCTCAAAAACATAAGCGACGAGCAAAACGAGTTTTACAAGCAGCTTTCCACCCAGTACACCCAGGTTTTTGGGCAAAACCAAGCCATTACCGGCGCGCTAACGAGCATCTTTCAGCCGATCCTAGCGGCCGGCCCGTCCCAGACCGGATTCAGCCAGGGACAAGAAAACGCCATGCGTACTCAGAATGTAGAGGGAGTGGCCACGGATTACGCCCAGGCGCAGAAGGCGACAGCCCAGATCCTCGCGGCAAGAGGAGGCGGCAATACTCTCCTACCGTCGAGCGTGGACGCCAACCTTATAGCCCAGAACGCTAACGCCGCCGCCGCCACCAGAGCAGCGGGAGACAACTCGATCACCATGCAGAATTACGCGCAGGGATACCAGAACTGGAACGCCGCCGCGAATGTTCTGGGATCCACAGCCGGCCTCCTAAACCCCACAGGCTACGCAGGAGTAGCCAATACTTCAGGAGCCAACGCAGGAGCCACCGCCAAAGCCGCGTCCGATGCCGCGTTTGCACCCTGGGGAGCAGCTTTCGGAGCTCTGGGAGCCATTGGAGCGGGAGCCGCTACCAAGATTCCGATGTGCTGGATAGCCGCAGAGATATATGGCGGATGGTATGACCCGCGCACCGTAACCATTCGCAAATGGCTACAGAACAACTTTACGGGACACTGGTTATTGAATCTCTATATCCGCTTTGGTGAGCGCGCGGCCGCGATGGTACGGAAACACCGCTCAATACGCTGGATATTTACCCGCGTATTCAATCATTTCCTGAAGCTGGCCCAGGCTTAAAAGAGAGGCGTTATGGAGAACGATCCACTGGCAATGTTGGCACCCCCGGACCCTACGTGGAACCCCGGCAATACCGTTCCCCCGGATGCTATGGTTGCGGCCCCTGCAGCACCCGCCGCAGCACCCGCCGCAGCCGAGCCGATGGCCACGATTGACCCCTCATATCCCACCTCTATTCCCAGCGAAACCGCACCCAATAATCCCGACATTGAGCGCAGCTATCACGAGTCAACATGGCGCAACATTCTGGATAAAGTTGGAGGGATTCTGGGAGGCGATACCACCATCCATGTGACCAAGGATAAGGATGGAAATGTGACCATGACCCACGATCCCTCCACTACCGGAGAGAAGTGGTCCCGCATAGCGGCCGCAGCCCTCGGAGGAGCGGCACAGGGAGCAGCCAATTCACGAGGCCCAGGAGGAGCATTTAAGGGTGCAGCAGCCGGCACAGAGTATGGATTACAGGTTAATAAAGAGCGACAGGAAGACGCTGATAAACAGGTACTCCACCAGGCGCAGATGGTGAAGCTGAATCAGGACAACGTAATAAACGCATGGAACTACAAGAATCTTCCCCAAAAGTATGCCGACGAACAGGCAGAACGGGCATTGAATCACGCAAAAACTCTGGATGAAATGGGCGCGACACCTATAGCCATGAACGTGAGCGATCCCAAGGACCTTGCACAGAGGGGGATAGCCGACCCGAAATCAATGAAAGCCCACATGGAAGGCAATGTATTTGTGGAGCCGAACGGCAAAGGTGGAGCGAACTTCTGGAATATCCCAGGCACAGCCGGTAATCAGAGAACCACAAGCACTACTCCTTGGTTCTCCCTATCGCTTGACCCCGACGACAAGACGAAGACGGTAAAGACGGAACATATCGCGCCAGCAGGAGAAAAGTATTCGGATTACTTCAAGCGAACGATGGGGCAGCAAGCCGCCAACGACAAGATAACAAGCGAAGCGTTCAGGAACGAACAGGCGAAGGCGAGGACTGACCGCGAGAAGACGCCTACCACCCAAGATGGGGCAATCATAGCCAAATGGAACAAGCTATTGCCGAATGACCCCGTGAAGGCTTTGGACGAGGCGACGAAGGAAATACAGAAGAGTAAAGAGCGGCTGAAGGAGACAGGCGGAGCGGAGCCGACCTGGGTAATTGGGGAGGATAAAGACGGAAAAACCGTTTTCTACAACAGCAAAAACCCAACGCAAATGGTTAATGCTCCAGACAACATTAACAAACTTGGAACCAAGGCCAAACAGGATGCCGCCGTAGAAAAGGCGACGAAGCCAGCTAGAGATGCGATGGAGTATGCGGATCTTTATATGGGGCAGGGAGCACAGAACCCAAAAGCGTTTACCGGATCGGGTGATGAAGCCCTGATGGATAAATACTTTGAGTTGGCTAAACCCAGCTCCGGATTCCGCATGTCAGGGCCACAACAAAGCATGCTCATCAATGCGCGTAGCTGGATGGGATCACTTAAGGGGCGCGCTTATCACGAACTGCATGGCACATGGTTTGCCCCAGAGCAGCGCCAGGAAATCGTAAATACGATGGGCAATCTCGCCACAGCAAGAGGCATCACCCCAGGCGAAGGCGGAGTAAAACCGCAAGAGCCGACGATACCAGCGGGAAGGTTCAGGGTTAAAGATAAAAGTGGCGCGACTATTGGCCATTCCGCAGATGCAGCAGGGAACGACTATCAGCCCATAACCCAGGGAGGTAAGTGATGCCTCTACCCCCAGGAGCCAGCGTAGCAGCAGCACCGGAACCAGCAGCAGCACCGCCAGTGGGCAACGGTCAGGCGTCAGGACTTCCCCCAGGCGCAACCGTGGAAGATACCGCCGCACAGCAAGCGCAGGACGCTGGCGTAGTAATACCGAAGCCATCCGAGCAGGGTTTTTTTAGCGACTTGCGCGAAGGTGCAAGCACGATGGCATCGCAAGGGATGGCGCATCTACCCCGCATATTGCAGCCCGAAGGATTAAGCCTGTCTCATCCCCCCGAAGTATTGCAGCGGGAGGCCGCCCAGCCACTTGATACAGCTGGAAAAATGATAGGCGGATTTGGGGAACAGGCTGGGGAATATGCGTTTGGAGATAAGGAACTGGAGTGGCTGGGAACGAAACTCCTACCCTTATTCAAAGGTAGTTATCTATCAAGGTTGAAAGGTGTCCAGTCCTTCCTAAACATAGCTGCAGAACACCCAGCAGCAGCGAAGGCTTTGACTATCGGATTGCGACAGGGAGCCGTCACCGGAGCGCAAGAGTTGGAGCATGGAGCAACGCCAGGAGAAGCCGCAATAGGGGCAGGAGTGGCGACCCTGATAGGAGGCGGATTAGGACGCACAGAGAGATATGCGGGAGATGTTACGGAGAGGATTCGGCCGGGAGAGGTGAATCTTGCTGGAGAGAAAGCCCCAATCCTCGCCTCGCAGGGATCAGAACCGGATCCACTTGCGGCGAAAGTAACGACTATTGGCGAGCAGCCCGTGATTGCGCGTCAGCAACAAGCTGCCAGTAAACAGGCCGTAAAGAATCTCGCCAATGAGAGCGCAAAAAAGACGCTAGATGATTTGAGCGAACACCTTGACTTTGACCCAGAGCAGTACGCCCAGGGGGTTGAGAGCTACAGCCAGAGCGGAGACGCTATCAAGGACGCTGCAAAAGAGCACTTCTATACCAAAGTCAACGAAGAGACCGGCAACAATTTCGCAGACCTGCAGCAGAAGATTAAGAAGGCATACAAAAACCGCGACTACTCGCTAGTTGATTCTCTGCAGGTGGATATGGATGACCTGCTAAGGACTCACGCGCGCGAACTGGGACCAAAAGTTTATCGCGCCACAAAAGCCGCTTACGCAAAGAGCTTTATCCATGATGCCGTGGGAGATGTGATCGACAGAGCTTATGACAACTTGGATGAAGGCGTAGCTAAAGGAGCGGACGTACCGCGCAACATAGTAGGTACAAGACTTCGCACAGGATTGAATCGTGTGCAGATGAAATATGGAACTCAGGCCGTTAAGGATGCGATCGGTCCCGATGCTCTAAATACGCTAACCAAGATTGCCGACCTCACTAAATCCGTTCCAAACGCCGAAGCCTTTAACTCCGCACTTGATGAGATGGGAGGCGAGGCTATAGCAGCCGGCAAACTCCCGAAAGGCACAATCAACGCAACGCGCAAGCTATTGCTCAATAGGCTGGCCACAAATCCAGGGTTCGCGGATTTTGTTGAAGACGTTGCGAAAAACGGGAAAGTGACTAAAGCGATGTTCCCAGTCATTCTCCCTAGTTTTATTGGGGCGCATGACGCATATCGGCAGGAAGCCCAGCCATCCCCGCAACCTGTACTGAAGCAGTCCACTTCAGATAAGGAGGCAGAAAGTAGATAGCCCCTATGCAACGAAGCTATCGCCAGAGCAGGAGAAGGATTTTCAAACATGGGTAAGAGCCAACAAGATCCCATCCGAGACGGCAAGCGAAAAACCAGATCCAACATTTTCCGCTTCAGACAATAACTACGATATGCGCGGTTACTACAAGGACAACGTAATCGGCCAGGGAGGGGGAAAGACCAAGGTAAGCCAGTTCGACAACAGGCCACATTTCCCCGATACCTACAAGACGCCATATCACCACACGTTTTCAAACGAATCGAAGTACGCACCCGCCGACGCTCCACACTGGGAAGGCGACAGATTGATTGACAAGAACGGAAAGGTAATCGCAGACGAGACACCGAAGAAGGGATCAAAATGAGTGAGCAACTGGCCGGCGAGATCCGCAGCAACCTGAAGCGCGTCGAGATGAGTTACGACGAGGAACTACCCACGCCCGTAGTCGCGGAGCCGTTGCCCTATGTCGATACCAACAACCAGCAGCTTATGGACGAAGAGAGCCGCATATTTGCGGAGAACTATGCCGCGCGCGCCCCGAACCGATGGAAGGGGCAAGAGCGATGGATGGGGAAAGAGAACGAAGAGGCCCGTCTAGTCAACATCCTGCATCCTCATGCCGTCTTTCAGAAACTCAGAAACGCAGGAATCAATTGCAGCATAGAGCCGGCCGTGGATTATGTCTGGGAGCCAGACGACAAAACCAGATTGATCGTGCAGAAGCAGCGCAATCTATCAAACGCGCGCTTCTGGCTGGGTGACAACGTGATTATGGATCGGGTTGGAATCTGGGCATGGGTGTGGCAGGACGGTGTACGAACCGTGAAATATGTCACGTATCTCCAATATCCGCGCGGTCCTGAGTGGAGTTTGATGCGCTTCGATGAATTTGATGTGCCGACCTCGGAGAGATATCGCGGCTGGAGGACAGCGATGTTGCGCTTGATTCAGGAAGGCGTCTTGACTGAGGAGGAAGTGGATAGAGCCTTTGGCCCCGTGAGCATGGGAGATGTAAGCCTCCTCTACCGCGAACAACTCGAGGAGTACCGCAAGGCCAGGGGGAGAGTATGAAGATGGCCGGCGCCAGCATCGTTCTCCTGATCCCCACGCTTGGCTGTTATCACCACATGCTGGTTATCAATGTGGGATTCGCCAACAAGATTGCAGCGGCCCAGGGTGTACCGATGACTTCGCAAGCGTATTGCCTCGCGCTGCTATCTCCCAATGTTCTCCTCACCAATTCGCCACCCGAACTAACCACAGAGCAGAAGCAGTATTGCGCGGCAGAGCTGTCTGTGGTCCCGAAGAGAGGGCAGAGCAAGTGACATACGAGAGTTACGTAAAAGGTAAACTCGCTGATTTTGTGGTGCAGGAGGCTTACCACCACGGAGGCACAGACACCATGCTTGCCGTGGCCCAGGTACTCGCTAACCGCGTAGCGGCCGGCTGGCAGGGAGGCGACTGGCTGAAAGTCATCATCACGGCCGACGAATTTCGCGGAACCGTCCACACGATTCAGGAGCCAAACCCGCGCGATGGAGGATTCAGAGACTTGCTCCGCCGCATTGACGATGTGTATTACGGCACCGCCGACGACTCGGCCGTGAATAACGAGCAAGGCCAGAAGTCTCTTTATTACGCAGAGCTCCACAACGTCAATTGCCCCTGGTTTACGGACACGATTCTCAGCGATCCCGAAAGCCACCCGCGTCTTGCAACAGTAGGCCAGATGACATTTTTTGGATGAGGTAAGAGCAATGGTCACGGTTACAGGCAAACTCCAATCCGCAATCAACGCCGCCGCCGTAAAAGGGCAGGTAGAGGTAATGCTGTGCGGGTACGGGAGCCGCGTTCCGCGACACAACGGAGTTGCCCTGGTTGCGCGGCTGCAGGATGATGCAATCACCATTGACCCCGCCGGCACGTTCACCTTCACGGTTGCGCCGAACGATGAGATATCGCCGGCAGCAACGTATTACACGGTGACAATCAAGGATGAGAATGGCGACGTGGCCCAGGTCAACGCCTATCGTTTTCTGAGCGTACCGGGAACCTATGACCTCAACCTCATAGATCCTTACGACCCGAACCAGCCGCCGCCGCCCTTGCCGCCGTTGCTGTCCAATCTTCTCGAAGTTATCCCGGCAAATGACGTGATGACTTTTGATGGTGGCAGAACTTACATATCATTCAAGACCACACTCCCCGGCAATGTCACTAACGCCGCAATTCAGAACATGCAGCCGGGGAACCTCTATACCTTCATCATTGTCCAGAACGCAACAGGGCACTGGACCTTTGTATGGCCCCCAGGCGTACACAATGCCGCTATGGTCGATCCCCTTCCGAACTCCACTACCATCCAGACCTTTGTGGCCGATGAAAACTCAGCACTCTGGCCGATAGGCCCAGGAACATGGCAATGAGAAGACTCCTACAAGTGGACGCGGCACAGTCAATGGTCATAGATGCCCTCGCCGGCGAAACCTTCGTGGTCAGCATGGAGACCTCCATAAGCAAGATCCGCGTCAAGAACATAACGCCAGGGCAGCTTTACGTTTTCGTGCTGAAGCAGAACAACAGGGGACGCCACAGAATCAACTGGGGGAGCTCGATTCGCAACGGCTCCGCGCTGGATCCGCGGCCGTTTAGCGTGACTACCCAATGCTTTGTTGCCGACACCGGAGGGATTCTGAAATCAGATATTCCCGGAACCTGGAGCCAACCTTGATGAGAGCCCTAGCGGTTTGCGTGATTATGTCGCTTGCTTTTGTAGTCTTCCTCGTTGTGTTGATGACGGTGAAGAGGTGACGGATGCCATATCGAAACGGCCAGTATGACCCCCAGGATCCAGCAACGCGAATGTTTATGAAGATCCTCGCGGGGGCACTGGCTTTGATACTGGCATTTCTCGGATGGTGCATCGCAAAGATTTATCAGACCTAAAGGAGCAAGACGATGGCGACGACCACACACACCGCACCAATCGGAATCGACCAGATAAACACTACGTTTTATGTGGTAGGCAACGGTGCTCTCCAAACCATCCAGGCTGGAGTTGATTTCGCGCGCAACACGATTGGATACGGAACGGTTGTCATCACGCAGGGCATTAACGTTGCCGACGATATAGCCCTCGTCACCGGAGGCAATGCCGGCATCATGCTATGGGACAACCGCACCGGCAATAACCAGCTTTGGCAGTGGAATGGAACGAGGTATGTTCCGAAGGACTTCGACCAGCTATCCGGGTACGTGGCACACGGCACACCGGCAACGCAACCGGCAACCCTACAGATGGGATTCGACCCGAACGGCACCAGCGGCCAAGGAACGGCGAATATCTTTGCAACGGGAAAACAGGACGCAAATGTGCCATCAATGCAGTTGGGGATTCAGCAGCAGGGGCAAGCTCCCCACATCCTGATGCGCGGAGAAGTAGTGCCGGGAGTGGGCAACTATCGCATCCTCATGCCGCAAGGTCTGTATCTCTTCAACTTCAATAATGAAATCAACCTATGGGTTGGCGACCCATTCCAAAATGGCGCGAAAGGAATGTACACCTTTGGCAGACCCGCAGAGAACGCGATTGATTTACAGGGGGAGACAGTAGGTGGAACCTACGACCAGACCATACGGCTTAACCATCTTGGCGGCGACGTGTGGCTTACTCCGAATGGCATCACGAATGTTGGAGACATACACGCTCACGGCGATATGGAACTGACCGGCGACCTAAGCATGATGGGTAACTTCAACATCACCGGAAGCATTGGGGTGGCAGGGCAGATCAACATGGGAGAATTAACCTGCATATCCATTACTGGAAAAAACAACGCAGGCGACCCCGACGCTGTAAAGATTCTCAGCGACCTGCACGTTGCCACCAATTTCACGGTCGTGGGCAATACCCATATGCACAACACCGACATTCAGGGCGAGCTAGATATAACCGGCAATGTCGGTATGCTCGGCAACTTTAATATCACCGGAAGCATTGGAATCGCCGGTCAGATCAACATGGGAGAATTAACCTGCATATCCATTACTGGCAAAGACAATGCAGGAAACCCCGCCCCCGTAAAGATACTAGGAGATGGACACGTTACAGGAGATTGGGTGGTCGATGGCGAAGTGTCAGCAGCCGACGCATCCTTTGAAACATGCCTTGTCAATAACTCACCCGTTCGCACCTTCGCCAATACCGGCGACTCTGGCGGGATGCAGTTTCCGCCAATAGGTATAGGCGTCTCTCTTGGAGATGCATGGGGAGCTTCGATCAACCCCAACACTCTGCAAGGGAAGCTCACCCTAACAACCAACGGCACAAGTGGAGCGGCCACTCTTGCGGGAAACACTTTAAATGTTCCCATATACACAGCCCCGGCACAGGTCTACCCAGGCGCTGGCATCGCTGTCTCAAGTGGAAGCGCATGGGGAACGCCGATTGACCCCGCAACCATACCGCGCCTTAACACTGCCAACGTCTTCACTGCAAAGCAAACCGTTAACGCACTGTTTCATGCCGATGTAAATACCCTCGGTTCTGTAGCCGCACCCGTTAGCGGTTCGGGATTACAAATAGGCTGGAACATCGGTAATGGAGTAGGCGAAACCGATTACATCAACTACAGCGGGGGAGCAGGGGGAGGACATGCATGGTACAACGTAGCTCCCGGCACAGCTGTTACGACTGCCACCCCACCGTTCATGTTCCTTGACTCATCGGCACAGTTATCAGTAAAGGCCGGTGTTAAATCTGGCGGCGCTGTTACATCCGGGGGCGCTCTTACATCCAACACGATCGCCTCAACCTCTATAGATTTTTATAACGGCGTGAGCAGGATAGTAATGTTCGGAGGCCAAGGTACTCCGACGTTGGCACCCAATCTTCAGCTAATGTCTCTAAGTGCAGATCAGACAGACGTACGTGAGCTTGCACTGTTCACCCGTACTGGTGCGACTATCCAAGGAAACTTACAAGCCACTGGAACGGTATACGCAGGTCAAGCTATAAGAACCGGCACCGGAGGAGTGGGCGCACTGACCTCTGTAGGAGGGATTAGCTGGGCATCCGACACCACATATATAGATTCCTTCGGTGCGGGTGGAGGAAGGGGACTCTTCCAATTCAGAGTAGCTTCGGCCAACGCCGCTAATCTTCTAACCGCACTCACAATTTCGGCAACGGGAGACGCCGGTTGTGTCGGACAGGTTAGCTCCGGTACAGGACTAGTTAGCGGCAGCATAGCCGCCCACCCGCCGTCATCCGGGCTACGTACCTACTCCTGCTACAAATACAACGTCGGTACGTGGACGGTAAATGCTTCGACTGGCGACGGCGGTTCTCGCGGCCAATTCATGTGGGGAGGGATAGGGCCGGGGGGAAGTCTGGAGTTTGTGGAGTACATGGAATTTACCCCCGCAGGTGGATTCAACGTCAAAGGCGGAATCAGTTGCACCGGCACCAAAGCATTTGTAATCCCTCACCCGCTCGATGACACAAAAGACTTGTGGCACTCCTGTCTGGAGGGGCCAGAGAACGGCGTCTACTATCGCGGCGAAGTTGTGACCTCGAACGGCATCGCAGAAGTGACACTCCCCGATTACTTTGAATCCCTCACGTTCCCCGAAGACCGCAGTGTGCAACTCACCCAGGTATTCGAGACGGGTGCGGTACTCACGATGCTTGCAGCTTCGCGTGTAGTCGATGGCAAGTTTACCGTTCAGTCTTCCGCGCCGGTTGCAACCGTGGCGTGGGAAGTCAAGGCCGTTCGCAAAATCGGAGTAGAGAGATTGCAGGTTGCCCAGGCCAAGCGGGAACCAGCCCCGGCCCCGGAGCCAGCCCCGGAGCCTATAGAAGCCGCAACACCAAAGACGAAGGAGAAAAAGAGAGCATGAGCGGAAGCAACGGAACCCTAAGCGAGTTTGAGCGCGTAAAGCTGGAGAATTTCGCACTGAAAAACAACATCCTGCAGCAGCAGGTACAGGCGAACCTGTTAGAGCGCGTGGCGTTTATCAACACCATCGAGGAGGCCCACCCTGGTTACAGGTGGAACGACCCCGAAGGTCTGGTTAAATCCGAACCGAGTTAAAATCTGGAGATCCTATGTTTACCGATCCAGAACGCATCCTCTTGCTGGCCGTCATCGTTGCGGGATCCCTGCAACTGGCGAAGTTGTTTCTTCCCCTGCTAAATGGCTGGGGAGGCGTTCTGGGCAATGCCACACTGACGGCCGTGGGATTGTTTGTGGTCTTTCGCTTTGAGTTCACCTGGACGACGCTGGCCACCTATCTCCTGATAGGTCTGGCCGCAGCCGGCATCCACGGGACCGCGACCAAGATCAGCGACTATCCGAGCCCACACGAGAACCCCACACCCAGCGGGACGCCGGCACAAAACTATAAGGTTCATATCGAGTAAGGCGCGCAGACGCTGCATCCTCTCTGATTAGCCCTTTCCCAAGGATGCCACAGGCGGAAAGGGCATATTTTTGCGTGAAATATAGTTGTCATACATAGCGTTATGATGTGCTATGCTCCACACATGGGAATGAAAAACGTAAGTTTCCGAATCAATGAGGCGATAGTGGACGAGTTAGACACCATCGCCGCCGCCTATGAACGCGATAGGACGTTTGTTATCAACCTTGCAATTGAGCAATACCTGGAACGAGTACGCGCCGATCATGCCGAGCATGAGGCCATCATTGCCGAGGCTGACCGCGTGGGCTGGATCACGATGGAGGAGCACGAAACCCATATGGATAGCTTCTTTAAAAAACTGGAACGTGCGGAGCGGAGGAAGGCTAGTTGAAGATCACGCTAACGCCCGTCATCCGCCAACGCGAGGAGAAAATCTTTCAATACATCGCAGAGGACAGCGGTTTACAGAACGCTTTAAACGTGCGGCAGAGAATCTATAAAACCTTTGGACGGATAGTTGACTTCCCCAAGAGTGGGCGAACCACAAACTTTATCAACCGGCGCGAGATGGTAGTAACCGGAACCCCGTACATCATCCGCTATACCCTCACACCCAAAGAAATACGCATCACCGATATAAAACATGGAGCCCAAAACTAGATGGAAATTCGCAGAACGCTGGAAAAAACCAACGAACCCAGAGACCTTAAGCCGAGTGAGTTAAAGGCGGGATTCTGTATCAACCTCACCGACTCTGACGACAACCGCGACGCCGTATTTGTAGAGAAGATCAGCGAGACGGAGATTGTCTTTACGAGTGGCGAAACAAGGCCAGCATACCGCGCCTATCAAATCATCCTGACGCGCGATGGGGAAAAACTGACCGACGCAAAAGGGCGCGCCGTAACTATCTTCGGCAAGGCTAAACAATATGACTCGATGACAGGCGAAGAGTTTTAAGAAAGAGGAAACAGAAGTGAGAATTATTCGGCTGCAGGGAAGCAACGTAAAGAAGATCAAGGTAATCGACATTACCCCTAACAAGTACGTGAACCGCATCAGCGGAGGCAACGGGACAGGGAAGACCACAACCCTAGACATGATCGAAATGGTTTTGGTTGGCGGCAAGAGCATCCCCAGCCGCCCCGTTCGCACCGGAGCCGCGCGCGGAGGCATAAAGATAGACATGGGGGAGGACTCTAAGACAGAGGTTGTGCTTACCCGCCAATTCTTCGAGGGATCATCTAAGCGCGCCGGCCGTCTCCACGTAGAGCAGATGCCTGGAGCGGATGCCACGGAGCTCCAGGAGCGCCGGCAGAAGATCACCACACCGGATGAGCTCGAAGACGCGCTATTGAAACAGGTCAGCTTTGACCCGCTGGAGTTTATGCGGATGAAACCGAAGGAGCAATATCACATCCTTCGCCGCATCTCCACCCCTGATATCGACATGGACGCGCTGGACGAGAAGATACAAGGCGAGTTTGACGCGCGCACCATTGCCGGCCGCAAGCGCGACCAGCTAGAGGCCCAGCGCGATGCTATCCAGATCCCCGAAGGTCTCCCCACCGAGCCCCGCGACGTGAAAGGCATGACGGAGGAACTTGCCCAGGTTAGCAACTACAACCTGGAGATTGAACGCGAGAGGCGCGAACGCGAGGATTACCAGCGCGAATACGAAAGGATGAAAGAAGCCACTAGATCACGCGCGGACCGTCTTGGAGAATTGCGCCTCGAGATTGAGCGGATGGAGATAGCACTTCGCCAAGACCTTGACCGCTTGGTAGAGATGGAGAAGACGGAGAAGGCATGGGAGCCCCTGGCAGAGCCGAAGGATGCCGCCGCACTCGCCGCGCAGATCGAGGAAGCCCGAATCCTTAACCGAGCGATCGAGCGCGGCCAGATGCGCGCCAAGATTGACGCTGATTACAAGGTGGCGCATGAGGAATGGAGCAAGCTGGACGCGGCCGTGAAGGAAGGCGAACGCCGCAAGAAGGAAGCCATTGCCCACGCGAAGTATCCCGTCGAAGGTCTGGGGTTTGGCAATCAGGAAGTGATGTATAACAACCTACCGTTTGAACAGGCCAGCAACGCCGAACAGATCAAGGTCAGCGCAGCCATAGGCATGACGACTAACCGCAAGGTCCGAGTCATGAGGATCAAGGACGGGAGCCTATTGGATGATGCCAGCCTCGCCATCATCGCGGATATGGCCCACGAGCGCGATTTCCAAGTTTTCATAGAATGTGTCGATTTGACGGGCAATGTTGGTTTCTACATGGAAGACGGCGAAGTAAAGACCGTCAACGATGAGCCCCTGGACAGACTCCCAGAGGCAAAGACGGCAAAGAAGGCCACCAAAAAGAAAGTGAGCAAGTAATATGCACGATAGCAATAACTGGCAATTCGCCGTCACCCTGGGAGCCATCGTGGTAGGCGTGTTCATTAACAACCGGAAGGCTGACGATGTACGCAGGGAACTGCATACCGATATCAGCCTGTTGACCGGAAAGTTTATTGACCTGATTGATCGACTGGCCAAGGTCGAGGCCAAGTTGGAAACCAAGTGATCGAGGTTGCGGCGAAGGACTAAACCCTGAGCCGCAGGGCGTGGCGGATGGACGCGGGAGAGTAATCGAACGCATGAAGTTGCTACGCAGGTTACGGGAGTGGGCAACATACTAGTTGTTGTTCACTCCCCACCTAACTTAAGACCGGAGAAAAGACGAAGGAATGTTCACCCTGGACCAATCCCCAATCAGGTATTACCACCGCGACGGTAAGCCGATCCTGGACAATGAACTACTGACCGCCGCCGAACAGTGGGGAATCATGTTCGAGGACAGCGCGGCCCGGATCGTAGGCAGCACCAAAACACTTTACGGAGAACGCCTGAGTACCGTATGGCTGGGAATGGATCATAACTGGGGATGGGGAAAACCCCTGCTATTCGAGACCATGTTATTTGCCCCAACGAAACCGCTCCGATTCTCCCGCGAGTATGGGGAATGGCTGTTGAACGATATGCGCGAACATTTCACGCGCGGGTCCAAAAGAACCATGCCCGAAGACTTAAAACTGGAGTTTGAGGAACGACAGAAGCGCGAAGCCTACAACAAAAAACACTTCCCAGACGACCAGCTTCAAATCCGCTACACCACGGAGAACGAAGCGCGAGACAAGCACGAAGAACTAACAATGCAATGCCTGATACCGCCACGATGGAGACATTTTCTGTTGTGGACGGTTGGCCGGCAAGAGACCTGGAGACGCTGGGACGATGAAGACGACGACTAACCAAGACACCAAAGAAATGATGACTACACTGTTGGACCTCGCTAAACATCAGCGCGAGAGTTTCAAGTACAGCGGAGACGAACAGATGTTGCCGATGGCGTTCATCTACGGAGATGAAATCACCATAATGATGTTGGGCTGGAAGGACAATAAAGAGAAGTACCAGATGGCCGCATCCGCCAATATGATGGCGCGCACCCGCAAGGCCCAGAGCCTTAGTTTCGTCACGGATTCTCGCTGGATCAATTCAGATGCCTATGGGAAGTATTACAACCTCCCCGCTCCCAAAGAAATGGGAGTTGAGAAATTCATGGCGCACTATAAACGTACCCTCGCAGCCCACGGCGGAGAGATGAAGAACCTACCCCGCGAGATATGGGATGAGGCCGTTGTGGTCTTTACCAATGGCCCAGGCATCCCCATCACCATTCAGATGGCCCCGTACAAGGAAGGCCCGAATGACACGATTGAATGGATGCCGACTCATCCTGAATGGGACGGCCCAGACAACAAGAGCAAATCCGACATGCTAACCGATTGGTGGAGTTGAGATGCCATTCCCCGCGACCAAAGCGAAGCTGATCGAGGCCGGTTACAAGTACCTCGCAAACAAAACGTGCCCGTGTGGATCCAGCATGGAGCTCTGGTTAACGCCGAACGGAGCCACTATGCCTATGAACCCCATGAGTGGCGACGAAGATCCTGCAGTCTCCCACTTTTCCGATTGTCCAAAAGCCGCGCAATTCAGGAGAAACAAAAAATGATGGACTACAACCTCGCAGGACTCGCCACTATCGCGTTCCTTGTTTTGTTCCTACCATCCACCGGACTCATTCACCGCCGCGCGCGCGCACTGGCAACAAGAGCAAAGCAGCAAGCAGACTCCAGAGAACTCCGAGAGCTACTACAAGCGGAGGCTTATCGCGTGTTAGATGAAGAACGAAATTCAGAAGCAAATCAAACGCGATGACGGAAAGGCAGAGCCGAAGCATGGAAGGAAAGGTAAACGAAAATATGCTATCCCTGCAGCAAATCATGGATCGAGTTGCGGCCGGCATGACGAAAGAAGAAGCCACAACGCTACTCGCGGAGCAGGTTGCCGAGATTGTAAAGCTGGGAGTATCGGAGGAAGAGGCCACCCGCAGGATCCTTGCGAATATCGGATACTTCGCCGGCTACTACAGCCAGGAGATAGCAGATAAAGCCTATGACCTGTTTAACACGGAACATCCGATTTTTGGCAGGACTCACCCCACTCCAGAGGAAGCCTTACGCCTGGGGATGGAGTGGGGAAAGCGCAGCCGCGAGAGGAGCCAACATTGATCGAACCGCAGGATAAGCCGACAGGAATCAACTTCTGGGTGCAGGGTATAGTTGCCGCGCGCAATGGGAAGCCATACGTGCAACTCTCCAATCAGGACGCCATGATCGCACAGCTAACCATTGCCGAGGCGCGCAGCATCGCCCTGGACCTCTTCCGCGCAGCCAGCTACGCCGAGGCCGACGCGATGTTACATGGATTCTTTAAAAAGCATGGGATAGAACAGGGAGCACTCGGAGCGTTAATGATGGACTTTCGAGACTTCCGCCATGCCCTGGACATGGAGAAGGTGGACACCCGCTACTCAGATCCAGACACAGGGAAAGAGGTATGAGTTTCAAATGCCCAGTCTGTCACCGCGTCAGCTACAACCCAAACGACGAGAGCGCGGGATACTGTGGCAACTGTCATGCGTTCACCGGAACCCCGAATTACGAGCCATACAACAGGAGGCCCGATGGACAACAGCGATTTAGCAGCCGCAGCCCTAAAACCCGACCTGAGAGCGAAGTGCAATTGTCGGAAACAGACGAAGATGGGAAAACCAAATAAGATGTGCCCGAAGTGTCACGGCACCGGGACCGTAACAGCATGTAAAGATTGCTCTGGGAGTGGATGGGATGGAAAAAAACAATGTTTATGTGTGGGGTGCTCAGGTAAGGGATGGAGATAAATAGGGGTGAAAAATCAAAGAACTATGCCCGTAATTGGAGAGAAAAAAACAGAGAACATCTACGCAAACAACAGAGCGAATATAGAGCCGCCAATAGAGAACGATTCAGAGAACGCCAGCGCCAATGGAGAGCGGAAAATCCAGGCAGAGAGAAGGCCGTCAGAGACAGCCAGCCCCATGAGGTAAAGCAGAAATATTTGGAAGGAAGAAGAGAATTAGAAAAAAAATATAGGCATCAGGATATTGAAAAAACGCGAAAGCAAGACAGGGAATATCGAAAGCAGAACCCAGAAATAATAGCCAAATCCAGACGGCGCTGGAGATTGAAACTCTATAACCTCACGATGGAAGCATGGGAGCAGATGTTTGAGCAGCAAGGCCGTTGCTGCAAAATCTGCAAGGGTACAGAAACTATGAGAAATGCTTGGCATACCGATCACTGCCACGTCACCGGCAAAGTGAGAGGGATTCTCTGTAGCCGCTGCAACCTGATGCTGGGACATGCAAAAGACAGCGTTCATATCCTCGAATCTGCAATAGCGTATCTCGAAGGAGCAAAATGGCCAGAGCCTTAACCAATTGCGATCAGTGCGCCGGCACCGGAATACTAAGAGGCGGAATCGTTTGCGGATGCCGAGAGGAAGATGACACCGCCACCAGGAGGAGAGCCCAGATGGGAGTTTGCCCCGTAGCACACCCGCTCCGCCAGGACATACAGGCGCCGCCGAAGTTTATGCAGCATCTCCCAATCGACAAGCGCGGCTATCCTTGCCCGTGGTTCATTGAATGGGTTGGAGGAGAGCCAGAGTTTCGCGCGGCTGACGGTCGCAAGCTGGTGAAGGCGATCAATCAGAGACTTTGCTGGACTTGCGGAAATCCGTTATTCGGAGAAGAAGTGTTTGTGATCGGTCCAATGTGCTTGGTTAACCGCGTGAGCTCCGAGCCGCCCAGCCACCGGGAATGTGCCATCTATTCCGCAACAAATTGCCCGTTCCTATCGAAACCCCAGATGGTACGGCGAACGGACGGACTCCCAGAAATAAAGGTTGCCCCCGCTGGGGTGATGATCGAGCGGAACCCAGGCGTATCCCTGCTGTACTACACTCGCCGGCATACCCTGATATCCAGCCCACACCTACCAAGCAAAGGCGCAAACGCAGGAGTCCTATTCAGACTGGGAAGGCCATTCAAAACGGAATGGTTCGCCCGTGGGAGGCCAGCTACGCGCGCGGAGATACTGGAGAGCATTGAGACCGGCTTACCGCTCCTGAGAGCCACAGCAGAGCAGCATGACGGCCCTGAAGGTGTGGCCGCGCTGGAGCTGCAGGTACAGGAGGCCATGCGACTACTGCCAAGATGACCAACCAGACGCAAGAATGGCCGTGGGAAATGTACCCACGGCCATTCTTTTGCCCCAGCCTAGCAGCCAGTTTGCCCCCAGTTAGAGACCCCGCGAGTTTGGATTGTATTGATTCAGCGCGTTAACTATCCGCATGGCCAGACTTCGAGATGTGCAAGTGGCCACAATCTCCCCGTTCCTTGTAATCGTGCGAACGTCGAAGCCGATCCGAAAGGCAGGACGGGGAGGCAGGTCGGGAATGTTCCCCCGTTCCCGCGCGTCAATCATCGCGTCGTCTATCGTCTCGCCGCGACCCAGTTCCTTGGCCGCACTGAAGACGAAGAAGCCGCCGACACCCAGCCCAGGCACAACCGCAGGAGCGAAGACTTGAGCCTCCGCCAGCAATTGCAGCGCGCGCCGATGATCCAAAGGTTTATCGCTCATACAGGTTCATCCTTGTCTATGAAGTAATCCAAATTACGATCCTGCAAATCCTCCGTAGTATCGACAGCACACCCGATAAGCTCCTCCAACTCCTGAGACAACGCCCACAGTTTGCTTTGAACCGCCGCCATCTGGCGATAAAGAGATTGCGCCTCGTCCCGCTGTTCATCAGTCAATTCTTCGGCCATATTGGAACCCCCAGCGCAAGCCATCGCCGCCAGATCATTAGCCTCGTAAAGAGGATCAACAATAATCCCGTTTTCGCAGCCATCCGCCACAACACTGCAGATGGAATTACCCATAATAAAAACAGCGTCAGGCACGTTTAGAACGTGGTTTATTGCGTGTTGAAGAATAAGCACAGCCTCTTGATGACCCAGCTTGGCCATAAAAACCCCTTTGCGCTGGAGACGGCCAGCGCGCCGGTTAGAGAAAAGAAAAAGGTGGGCTTACTCCGCGAGATGCGAGGCGACCTGTTTTTGTAGGTACTTTTCAGCGGAGTAAAGCCGATCCCATGCGAAATCAATTCCGACAGCTTTGGAGCGGAGAGAGGAGATAAGGTGGATGGAGGCGATCAGGTTAGCAAGCTCAGGAGACATGGTGTTAGTCCTTTCAGGTTGTGGCATCCGCCACGGAATAAAGTTGATTATACATGACTCCATGATGGAGTCAACACGTTAGAAGAGTGAAAGCTGTTTGCTTGCAGGTGCAGCAGGATAACCGTTACCCGCATCCGTTCGCCCTTCATCCTCGAAAGGTTCTGCAGGTGGAAGACATTCAGCGCAGGACTCCCCATGCTTGGCAGAGCAGGACGTACAGAAGACCGCGCCAGTCTCAGAGCACTCCCCGTATTCATCCATCTGGGAGAGGTCAGCGTCACAGGCGGAGCACTCCATTGTGTCATCATCCACCGGGACCGGCAGCGGATTGGAAGGTCTGAAATCGTGCTTTTGGATGCGATGCAGCGCGAACTTTGTAGGCTTTCCGCCCGATCCATTCCACCAGTGGCGAAGATGTCCAATACACCATTGCCGAACGTCATCAGACCGTTCACCAACCTCTAGCGAGGAGCACAGAAACGACCTGTACCCAGTAGCAGAGTAGAAACCACGATCCCATTCAACAGCGCCAATCTCAAAGCCCCAGACGCGCGCGTTATAGGCAGACATGCCGAGGGAGCCGCCCAGCCCCTCAGTCTGAAAGTTAACCTTTGTGATCGACACGAAAGTCTCAAAGTTACCCTTCTGGCCAAACAATGGAACGGAGCCAGGGCGCGCGCGCGTCAGCCAGTCGAAGATTTGCGCCACGTCATGGAAGCAATATCGGAAGCCCCTAGAGGTGAAACGCTCAAAGGACTCCGCGCGTTCGATGATATCTTGAGCCTCACCATAAACAGATCCCGCCGTCTCAAAGTCCCGCGCACGTACAGCCGCATCGAAGCGAATGATGCAATCACGATAGAGCGGCACGAGCTCCGCCACCGTGGAGGGGAGATGCCCAAGGTCTTTGGGCATCTCCATCACAGTCTGTTTGCTGTTGTTCATGCCGCCACCTCTTCCTCTGAGGCAGCGGCAAAGGTGCGGCCCAGAATGAAATCAGCCGCCTTTTGTGCCCGTTGAGCCGCTTGGATGGCCAGCGTCTTATCATTTTTTAGCTTGCTGATCCACGTCTGGATGTACGCAACCGAGTTGCTAATTCGCTCCTCGTTGGAGCATCCAGTCTCCGCGCAAAGAAACGCGGCTGCAAATTCAGCCGTTAACTCTTCCTTGCTGTAGTCCTCAGAACCAAAGCCAGTCATAGCGATTAGCTCCGCGCGGTTACAGCGAGACTTGATGCCGGTACTGTGAGCGAACTCATGGAACAGGGTAGCGTAGTAACCGCCAGCGGAGGCGAACGTCTCGCGGTTAGGCATCTGGACGTGATCCCGTGAAGGAATGAAGTGCGCGCTATCGCCACCATGCGCCAGCGTAGGATGCGAGTCTGAGGCCATGAACTTAGAGACAACCGCGTCGCACTCCGCGATTGGATCAAATACTTCACCCTCAAAGGGTAAATCAGCGGGTACACCATCTAATTGCTCGATGTTGAATACGGCATAACCGCGCGCCAGTGGAGCAGCATTTTTGCCCTGTAGCTTGGCCTCGATGACTGCCTTTTTATCCGGGAACTTCCAGAACATTACGGGAGATGATTTCTCACCCTTGCGAACCTGATAACCCAGTTCCAAAGCCTGCTTGTAGGTACACCAACCCTGTGACGTATACCCAGAGCAGAGGAGAGAAAACACGTTCGCGCCACGGTACGGCTTACCAGATGCAAGGTTGTAGGGCATCCCTGAAGTCTTTCCAGAGGTTCGCCATTCCTTGCGCCACGGAATTTTACCGGACTCAAGAGTTGAGATTATGCGGTCAGTAATTGTTTCGTAAATGGACACTGTGAACTGCCTTTCATGTTGTGGCATCCGCCACGGAATAGATTGATTATACATGACTCCATGATGGAGTCAAACCGCGCACTAGGCGCGCGCTAACCGCGCGCGCCTTATGTGCTTTTGGAGTTGCTGCAAAGATTCCCGGATATTGTTGTTAGCTTCCTTGACGATGCGCTGGACGTTCGGTGCTTCGATGCCGGGAACTTCCTCGCTCCACACGCGCGTTAGCAGGTCTGCAGTCTCTTTAGAGATACCCTGAGTGGAGAAACGAACAGCCTCGCATCTGGACGTGAAACGTGTCTCAAATCGCTCTGTTTCGTTACAGGTGAAAATAATGACAGTGTTTTCTGGCCTGTTAGTGGAATCAAGGATCGACAGCCAAGCGAGTTGTGCGGCTGGACTCATCTGGTCTGCCTCATCCACTAGGACAACATGGAATCCGCCAAACATAGGCTTATAGGCCAGTCTGGAGCGCAATGCCTTGACGGTGTCAACGGTGCAACTCTGAGACGGTACGTGATGGAGTTGAGCTCCCATTTCATCTGCCAGCGCCAGCGCCAGCGAAGTCTTACCAGTTCCCGGAGCTCCCACAAACAGGAGTGCGGTGCTGTATGGATCATTCAGCAGTTCCATTGCAAGGTCTTTTGCGTCTTGCATACCGATAAAATCGGCAACTTTGGTTGGCTTATACTTTTCGACTAAGAGCATGGTGTGATTCCTTTCAGGTTGTGGCCAGCGCCACGGAATATTTAGAAGGTAGCGCGCCAGCGCGGAACGTGTCAAGAAAAATGTGGGAATCGTACCCACAATAGGCCAGCGCCAACCGCCAGCGAACGACCTGCGAGGCCAGCGCCAACCGCCAGCGAACGACCTGCGAGGCCAGCGCCAACCGCCAGCGAACGACCTGCGAGGCCAGCGCCAACCGCCAGCGAACGACCTGCGAGGCCAGCGCCAACCGCGTCCACAATGCGCGCATGAGTCCATACAGATAGGGTCTCCAGTCATGCCGCGAGGCCGGGGGCGGGGGTACCTCTTGACGCCTGTCCTCAGATGGTGCTAGGCTATGAAT